CTAATACACGATGTTCAACACCATCGTGATCAGTCCAACGCTGTAGCATCATATTATTCCAAGCATAGCCTTTCTTATCACGATCTTCAAATGCTTCAATAAGTCCAACTTTCTTGGCAGTACCCTTAGTACGCACTCCTGGATAGGCACTGAAAACATTATCAGTTGCATCGCCACGCATTATCTTTTCAAAGAGAATCCACTTGGGATCGCCGGGAACCTTATGCTCGCCTGTCTTCTTATCCTTTACTGGCTTACCCTTGTCGTCAAAGAAACCATCTAGCTTAATAGTCTGATTAGTTACCCCATTCTCAATAATTACATTTGGAGCTAGAAGTTGATAAAAATCGCTATCAGTACTGCATATAATGTGATCGTCATCAGGATGTAAAGCAATCCATCGAGCAATAAGGTCATCAGCTTCAGCGTGATCACAACGAATGACGCTACTATTAGTATTAGCATCAAGCCACTTAACAAGTTCATCATATGTTTCCCAAAAAAGCTTATCTTCTTCTGCTTGAGTCTTACTCATAGCATCTTTAAGATCTTGTCTGTTACGCTTATAAGTCTCAGTATGACTCTTACGCCAACTCCTTGCTTCAAGGCAGAAGATAACATGATCAGGCTTAACCTGACGCCATGTCTTCAACAGTGCGTTGAATGTGATGTGGAGACTCATCCCCACTTTACTCCATCCGTCTGCTCCACGAGCAGCAACGTGACGGGCACGAAAGAACATATTTGATGTGTCAACTAGCAAGTATTTCATAATACTAATATATGCTACTATTACTGGATTGTCAATATCTATTATTAGCTAATTTCTGATTTACCGTTGCCCAATGGTTTACGAGAAACCAAATTAGCCGCAGACAATTTGGAAGGTGGTACATTTGCCCCTTCATATTCATTCGCAACGATATTTCGGCATACATCATTCAGCCATTTATCAACAATTTCTTCTTCACTTGCACCAATATAGCCATGCTTAGTAAGAAGTTCAACAAATTCAGTATTCCAATCTAACTCGATTGATCCCAAACGTGGATTAGCAGGATCGAAATCAAACTTTAATACATCAACTTTTGGTTCTTCTTTAGGCAGAGGAACAGGCTTTTCTTTCTTAACTTTAGGCTTACGAGGCTTTTTAGGCGTACTATTCTCACCTTGGCTGATTAATGCAGCAGGGATTTCTACTTCCTGCTGCTTAACTTCTTCTTTCGTTTTAAACCAATTAAAAATATTCAATTGCAAACCCTTACATCTCTTGTGCCTAAATACCGACCATAACGATCCACAATATCTTGCTCTTCAACCCAGCAGTGGGGACGATAACGATCATAAACTAATGCACTACCTAAACCCAATGCAAGTCCACCAATGATAGCAGGACCACCCCATCCCCCACTACGATGAGGTGGATATAGTCGATACTGAGCATTTGCTGGAACAATGGTTGCAGCAACAGTAATTAAAGCAAGCATAGCAATAGTGAATTTACGCATTTTAGTCTCCTTTATACTTTAATAAAGTATAGCATATTTACATTATTTGTCAAAGCAAATAATTGCTTACGCAAGTCCTGCAAATAGATGTAATTGCATATTAAAAATATATCCATTCTTAGCACAATATGCTGCTGCATACTTGTGGTTTTTTTCATTGCTTTTATAATCGAGTAATCCGGGTTCCCACCAAGAAATTACCTCATCAACAGCACTGCGTTCTTCCAAACTAATGCTATTCTTCTCACTGCGAATCTGCTTGCTCTTCTGTGGCTCACGGTTATACACATTCATTGGACTAATAAAAATCTTTCGACTGTCATTCTGAGCCCAATCTGGAATGCTACTATAGGGGCTATCTTGATCTGTATTCATAACAAACTTCAAACAATTAGCACGAGCAAGCATTTTAGGATTAGGCTCTAGATACTTTACTGGCTTTCCATTCTTCTCGAGACACTTGGGACTGACTACCAATGTCGTTGAATCTGGAATGTTCTGTACAATAGTGCCGTTGCTTTCAATCTGTGTCCAAGCAAAGTGATCTTCCATACGCTCGAGAAATGGTCCTAGGTTCTTCTGTAGCATAGGTTCGCCGCCAGTTACTACTAGTCCAATCTTCTGTTCGGCCCATTCTGGAACACCACCATCAAAATACTCACGGAGAACATTACCAATACGGAAATCAATCTCGTCAAAGGTTAGCCAGTCCCCGCCATCAAAATACGTATCGCAAAAGCTACAAGCCAAATTGCACTTAGCCAAACGCACAAAAACTGCGGGCTCTCCGCGATATGGTCCTTCTCCCTGTAGTGTATAGAAGATGCTAGTGACAAACAACTTATCACCTGCTTTATCAAAATACTTCTGGCCAACTATAGCATTTTTTCCAAACATTATGATAGTTCCTTAAACATCATCTTACGTCCATCTTTACCCAGCTGACTATCAAACATCTCCTTGACACGCTGTAGCATAGCACAGGCAAGCATAAGAATCTCTTCTCTGTCATCACACATCATGATCTGTTGATCAATTGGCTGCATTAATTCAACCATACGATTTTGAATTTCGCTCATGTCAACCCTCATATATTGCTGAGTTGCCAGCATGTTCGAATACTTCAGCTGACTTTAGTCTAACGCCCATGCCAACTGGATATCTAGTTGTATAAGGCTTTCCATCTACAATATACTGCTTACCTAGTTTGAATGCATTAAGAATATCATTCATAGTAGTGTAAGCAAGCTCTGCAAACTTTTCACAACCAACAGCTTCAACGATTCTAAGATCGCAAATTGCGCCCATTTCAAATGGCTTTAATTTAAGATGATCGCTAATGGGCCTAGATTTGACTGTCTTACCACCATCCGGTGATTCATGAATCATTGTTGGCTTATCTAAATTCTTAATTTCAGCCATTGCCTTAAAGAAATCTAAATGAGGATCATCTTCGGCAACGACTAAAGTATGGTCAAACATATATTCTGACCAATCCTTAAATACCTTTAGATTACCAAAGTCAAATACCCAATTGCGATCATCTAATGTTTCACTTTCAAATACTAGCTTAATGCCAATACTGTATCCATGAATAGTTGAGCAATGACTATGCGTACTACGCCACTGCCTAAAGCAGCAACTTAGCCCACGATCTGTTCCATATGTCTTTGTTGAATAATACTTGCTCATCGCATAATTCCTTTTCGTAGCATTTCCATAGTAATTGCCTGTGCCACACGCTCTTCAAAATTTTCATTTTGACTAATGACATGAAGTGCATAATCGCTACGATCCTTAGAAATATCATAGTGTCTAAATTCTAATACAGTACCGCCATCAGCGCCATAGATATTCAAACTAAGTCCATGTGAATCTAACCCACCATATCTTGAAATAGATACTGGACTGTTGGCCCCCGTTGAAGGATATGCTGGCTCACACTGTTCAGCATGCCAAGCTTCCTTGCACTTCTTCCTAAACCAATTATTAAACCACTTCATTTCCACCACCTCTTATTACGACGATCACATTCCTGCTTGGCAAGTTCTTGAGTTTCCCACTCGCCTTCTGCATCCAAATCAATCTTCCAAGCTGGACGCCACTTGCCGCTAGCTAGTTTCTTCACACCCCACGTATATCCAGCTTCTAATACGTTTCTAGAATCTAGAAGAATCATTCTTTAATCTCCGAAATTGTCTTTCTTCCCATAGTATGATTTACTCTTGCACGAATATCAGCATTTTCCCAAGTCCAACATTCTCCAGTATCATCTTGAAAACAGACCCACATGAGATCATGTTCTGGGCCGTAATCAATAATGAAATGAGCCAATGCACGACCTTTGGGTGTCATTAAGGGAATTGGGGGATCTAATCGTGTCATCGAGCATACTCTTGCTGTAGCTTAATGTTGTCAAAGAACTCCTTCTTTGTTCCAGCATCCTCATTAAAAGCACCTTTAAGTACAGTAGTCTGAGTTAAACTACTATGTGCCATGATACCGCTGTTCTCACAACAACCAATTTTAATTTTTATCATAAATAAATTGTACAGTAATTTTATAGGAAAGTCAATGTTTTTAGATAACAAATATGCTAAAGTTTATTATCAAATTATTAATCGAGCGTTAGTACGGCTATACAAAAAAGTAAAAAATGATGGATATCAAAAACATCATATTATTCCAAAATGCATTGGGGGAACTGATGATGCTACCAATCTTGTAGTTCTTACATACAAAGAACATCGTGTTTGTCACTGTCTGCTAATCAAAATGCAACTGACTAAAAACGCTGAAATCAAAATGCGTCATGCCTACGGATTTTTTAATAAAAGTAGCAGATACAATGGCCCTCGTTACAAACACGGGAAAGATAATATTTTCTCCACTCTAGAAATTGTTGAACAAGTACGCCAGCGTATGATTGATAACAATCCTATGAAGGCACCCGAGCAACGACAGCGTATGAGTCTAAACAATAATAATCCTAATGTGCGTTCAATGTCAATTAACGGCATTGACTTTCTGTCTGAAGCCGAAGCGTGTCGTTATTTTAATACTACTTTATATCTTCTAAGAAGAAACTACACTATTCAATACACAGATAAACGACCAAAATCTGCTAGAGTGTTTACTCTCAAAGATAAGTTTATTACGCCTACGGGTATCTTCAAAACTAAAAAACAAATACAAAAAATTGTCGGTATTCCAGAATGGACTCTAAACACTATCTATAACAATCTTGATGCTTACCCCATAATAAACGGCAGGGCAAGCAAAAAGATCGATCACTTAAATATCAATCCAGATAAAACCTGGAGAGACAATGGATTTGGATTAGTTTCCATTCCTTGATTGTAATTGAATATTATCAAAAAACTCTTTCTTTGTTCCAGGGTCTGATAAGAAAGCACCTTTTAACACAGTTGTTTGTGTTAGACTGTTATGAGCCATTACGCCTCGATTCTCTACACACCCGTGGGTCATTTCGATATAAACACCAACATTCTCTGAGTCTGTGGCTTTTTGAATCTCACGAGCAATGTCATTACATAGCTCTTCCTGTAGAGTACCGCGACGAGCACACCACTGAGCAATACGAGTATACTTGCTAAGTCCAATTAGCTTCTGTGCGGCAATGATACCAATATAAGCAACACCAGTAACTGGCTGATGATGATGGCTACACATTGATTTTAGTTCGCTACGAACAACAAGCATACCAGTATAAGCGTCAGCACCTTCATTAGGAAAGCTAGTTGCATCGGGAGCTGGATTATATCTGCCACTCATCACTTCATTAAAGTACATCTTAGCTAGCCGCTTTGCTGTACCTTTACTGTTAGGATCTGTTTCACGATCAATGACAAGTGAATCTAATACTTGTTCAAATGCACCCGTTGCTTCTTCAATCAAACGATCATATTCATCAAAATAGATATATTCTGAAATATTATCACTGGCCCAATAACGTCCACCGGCATGTTCAATACGATTACGAATAGTTTCTGATACAGACATTTAATTTCCTTATGTTCACGCAGTAGGTATTGCGATATATGTTAATATACTTTATTTAGGCCTGTGCGTCAATAATTGTTTGATACAGCTTTGAGCCATTAAAAAAGTTTTCAGTTGATGCACCATTTAGGTTCTTAATAGTTCCAGGCAAATCTGCATTGTTACTGCCCATTATATTATGAATCTTTTCCATTAAGCGATTCTTGTTACGTTGATAATGTTCCCAGTTCTTAGTCCAATCGCTAGGATACTTAAAGAAAGTATCCCACATTTCATCATAACTAAGACGATTAGGAACCAATGGATATGTGCCTACAATAGCACCTTCGTATACTGAGATTCCTAATGTTTCTTGCAAGTTAGCACTAAAAACAATCTTGCTTTCAGCTAGATGCTGATGATATTCGGCCTTGCTCAACTGATGGTCCTGTGCGACGAACCACTCATATTCTGGCATCGATACAGCGAGATCGTTAAAGATATCCAGCTGCTTTTCAGGAGCAAGGCGATGGGGGAAAATAATCTTATTCTTCTTTTGAGTGGTAACATAAGGCTTTAGGATATCTTTAAGATATTCCATTGGCCACCCAACAATGTGAATTCTATCCTTATGCCATTCCATGAACTCATCACTTGATGGTTCATCAAACAAATTTAAACAGAACATGTCTAGATGAAACTTGGTAGCAAAGAAATTATGATCATAGCAATAAAACATACTGGATTCAGCATTTCGAACCCAAGGTGTGTCACCAATCAATCGACCGAGAAAATCTTGTGGATCATAACTACCTGCATGCCATAGCCCACCAATCTTAACTGGAATGCCTAGTAGTTCACTCATATACTTTACTTGAATTACAGTTGGGTTCCAAGCGTCGGTATAGAGAAAATAATCGCCGGCCTTAACTGTACCCGCAGCAAACAACTCTGAAATTTGTAATAGCTGCTGACTCTTATAACTGTTAGTGCCGGCAAAATTTAAGAAAGCCCCAGGCGTTGTAGCTTGTGGTACATCGCCACCCGAGATAACATGAACATCAAGTCCTGCTGCAATCATCTGATGGGGCAAATATTGTTTCCATTGAGCAGTATATCTTGTCTCAACTGCTTCTAAATCAATTAGATATACTGTCATGCTCGTTCCTTATAATAGTTACTTGACAACCACTGCATTAAGCAGATAAGTCCTTGTCCTTCATCTTTAAATTTCACTGTAATAAAACGATAGTCTTTATGTTCTGTATGTACAGATATAACATAATCTTCGTACATTTTCAAATTTTCTCTGAGAAGTAATGCCTTTAATCCTGACAGTGTTGCGTTACGATTGTGCCATTTACCCTGTTGATTTCCGATTAATGGAAAATCAACAGCTTCCCAAATTTCAGTTAACCATGGATCATTCATTCAATTCCCATATTTTTACGGATTTTTGTGGCACTGATATTGTGTATAGTTTCATCAAATACTTCTTGTTCAATCTTGTATCCAACATCCCTGCCATATGTAATGTTTACAATATTTGGAACAATTTGAATTTCATACTTGCCTTGATACAATGGATCGAGGTCTCTGCGAATAAACTTTTTAACTTGTTCAATGGCAAATGGATTAGAGCCATTCCATCCCTGGCAATCTCTAATTTGAATTACTACTTGCCCAGTTTTTTTAATAGCACGGTCAAATAAAGCTCGATGACCTTCATGCCATGGTTGCCATCTTCCCAGCATTTGAACCGTTTCTTTTTGCCAATCAAATACAGGACGACGTCGATTAGCTTTAATGTGATCCCATATAAAAGCGGCCCATTTAATGGCATTTTGTTCGGGTATACGGAAGTCATATAAGTCAGGTTCTACAAAAGCTTTGTTAGTATCTTCATACTTGCCGCGATCAATGGTATCAACCCAAATGATCCAATCTGCTTTAAAATTATTACGCATTTCAACTAACGGGGCAACAAAGTCAGCAATTACATAATCCATTGTGCTATTGTTTGCCAGTTCACGCATACGAATACTTTGACGGATACGTCCACTGTCAGTAAAGTCCCAATCGTTATACTGTTGTCGAACAACATCAGCATTAAACCAATCAACGGTATGAAATTCTGTTTCCATACGCTTTTTTAGCTCTTGAGCAAGTGTAGTTTTACCTGCTCCTGGCAATCCCATAATTAAAATTTTCATCTCGATATCCTGGCAGGAAATAAGATCAAGCAGTCTTCTTACTAAAGTGAGCAGCGTCTTCTGCCCAATGATCTACAAAACTGTCACCTCGACGATGACGCTCATACTGTACATAGCCTAGGCTACTACGCTTGTACAAGTCCTTCTCGTCAAATACATAGCCATAAGCTACGCAAAAGTTACGATAGTCGTCAAGATCATTAAACACACGGTTCACATTGCGATTCTTAATCATGTCAAATTTCCCATTTGATGTTACAGCCATTTTCATTATCTTCGCTTACTTCAATCTCTACTGCCCTGCCAGGATAACGAGTTGTAATTACTTGGTACAAGTCTTCTGCAATCATTTCGCAGCTCTTGTAATCCAGTTGTAGTGTAGCTTCATTATAAAGCTTTGTCAACCAGCGTTTAAACTGGATAAATTCAATATCTCTATCTGAATGAAATACTTCGATAGCAACACGGAAATGAAAAATGTGACGATGAGGATATCCAAGGAAGCTGACATCATACTCATCGCCAGTAGCCAACTTTGGATCATCCAAAGCGGCAGGATACTTGTGGATACCTTCACGTTCAAACTTTACCCAAATCATACTCTTACGGATATTTGGCATTCGGTCTGTTACCATCTTTTTCTTAAAAAAGCTCACTTGCTTTCCTCGTCTGTGATCATCTTATTATGCCACATTGCATAATCGTCTGTATAATTCTCAATTACAGACTGCAATTTGAAAACATCGCCAGGCGTGGGAATAACATCATGCCATTCGATGGCGCCTCGTCCAATAATAAAATTGAATGCCATCTTCAAACGCTGCCAAAAATTGAGATGCCCTTTATCTGCTTGCAACTCAAAATACAGCTCTGGTTCATCTTTTTCAGCCCAATCAAAATAGCTTACTCGGATGATATGATTGGCACCATGACACTGGCAACCAATGTAAATTGTTTCGCTCTTATCAGTTAATGTGCTCATGTTTTTATACTACTTTCTTATGCGGTTTTTGTCAAGAAATAGTTGTGTCCTTAGTATACTGATCCCAATATGTATACTTGTCCTTATCCATTAGATCATGCAGTTGATGTGTCCAGACACCTGGATTAGTTTTACCCCATGTCAGATCATCTAACTTAATTGTAGTGTTATAATTGAGCAAACTGATATATGGCAGCTTAACACTAAGCATTGGGACAAAGCGATTATGTTCGCATAAACCTGATTCTAATAGACCTTCTGCCTGCTTAACATCAAGATCTAAGGTGCACCAATATTCTTCGTCCAAACAATACTTAATAGTTTCTTCCCAAACTAACCAAGCATCAACATCATGCACATCAATATCGGGAAAGCTTTGACTAGTCCCAAAGTAGATATGCTTGACATCATGTTCTTTAGCCTTGGCAAGTATCTCTTCAACAGGCGGTGTTCCTACAACAAACAGTGTAAACATACCGTGACAAATAGTATGTTCAACTTCGTAACCTGTGAAATATACTACTGCCTGTCGTTCTTTAGTATTCAGCGCCATGTGTTCCTCATGTTAGTTTAGGGCCTTTGATCCAAAATGATAGTGACTTTCTTTGACCTGACGTAACAGGCAATACTCTATGCTGTGTCCAACTTGGGAAGATAATAACTGTGCCAGGAGCATCGGGCACAGTCATTTCATGATTTAAAAAGAATTGAAACTCTCCACCTGTATAATCTTCAGTTGATATATTAACAACAACAGTGATCTTGTTATCATAAATTCGATCAGCAAGAATGAAATCATTATGCCATCCATATTCACTTTCGAAATCACTAGTATAAGTGTTTAAGTTTATGGTATCAAAATCAGTAAACGGAAGTATGTTAAAGCCAAACAAATTAGTATTTGTATGATGTGCTAGTTGCTCAAGTTTAGTTAATGACTGTTTAGCATTTTGCCAAGTGACAGAATCAACTATACATGTTTTAGATACACCTTCTGCTGGATTATCTTTACCGTCAATGGTATAATTATAGAGTTGATTGAACTCATCTATTACATCTCGATTATAAAAGTTTGGTTGTGTATAAAAATTCTGTATCATTTCAATTCCATACCAAATAGCCTCTGCTATATCCTGCCGGGCGTGTCACACCATCTTCAAATGCCTGTTGCCATTCTGTATTACGATCATAACCCCTAGTCCATAATCCGTCAACCTCCAATCCGCAATTTGTCATATATGACACTGCTGTAGTCATTGCAGTATAGAAATCTTCATTACGAGGACTTGGGCATATTATTGTACAATTCTTCCAAAGTAGATTGGAAAATGACGTTTTCACAGCAGGATGTTTCTCTGCTGCTAATACTATTGTGGCATTGTTCTTCAGGATATCTTTCGTGAATACAGTATCATCCTGCTTGAGATCGATAACAACATCATATTGCCCAGTAGGTTCCTTTGACAACTTGATATGTTCATCCCATAGATGATGGTTGCTGTTACCAACCACGGTGATAGCACCATCATAGGAATGTATTAGCATGGTCTGGAACACGATCCAGGACAGGAAACCTGATCCAAGAATCAGCAGACGCTTGTTTTCGGTGTTGTATGTGGGAAATCCTTCCATAGCAACATTGATCCCACAAGCAATGGGTTCAATGATCCACTTTGGATCGAGTTCTGGAACAACTACAAACTCAAATCTGCCAGTATTATAGTAATCACTATATGCCGGCTCTCCCCGTGTTGCTACAAAGTCGCCAACTTTTACAGGCTCTAGTCCTGGACGATTGACTTTTGAACCAACCTTGGTAACAATGCCTAAGCCTTCGTGCCCTTGCATATGAAGAGGCAGCGGTCCAAAGTTACCCTGCATCATATCAATATCGCTGCGACAAATACCAGTCATCACAGCTTTTACTTCAATTTCATCATCAGTGGGTTCAGGTTTATCCCAAACTGTTTCTACAAACTTGCCATCGCCTGCTGTATATAGAATTCTACTTCTCATCGTATGGTCCAATCATATTGTGTATCCAAAGATCCTGTTCTAGTTGATCTTTCCACCAGTCCTGATTACCAAAATTTTCAAATGCTGTTTGAATCATTTTACTATACGCAGATTCAGGGCATAATCCTAGTTCAAATCTACGTTCACGATCACTAAAGAATGTAATGCTCTGATCATCTCGTTCTAAACTACGCCAATCAGCAGTTAGATTGTATTGAGTTTTTCCAACAGTTAATTTAATTCTGGCGTAATCATCTACATCATATAGTCCATCAGGATTAACTGTGCCATATGCTGTATCTAGTAGATCTTCTAGTTTCCAACGTCTAACAAGTTTATAATCTAAAATATTGCTATCTTGATATGTTTTAGGATTTAACGCTGCTACCCAACTTAACAAGTGTGGCATCAAATCTCTGTTGACACCGCCAAAACTATAATGCTTGTTAGTAAACCAACTGCCGGGATTAGGTACTCGATTAAAATTAATCCAATTGATGTTAACAGTTGGACTACGATCATTCAGGGCTTTAAAGACTCCTATATCATCACGATACTGATTATTCTTAACCATAATGAACTTAGTTTCTGGACAAGAATCAACCATAATTCTCCAATCATGTGCTGATTTAACTCCAGGCTTTTCGATGAAAACAATTCGACTATGTTCTGATATGAGATAAGCAAGATTTTCATGTGTATAATTTGGGGTACAAATAAAAGTAACATCAAATCTTGGATGAACATCTAATGCCAGACCAACACTTGTAAAGTCTGCAGGACGAACATTATCTACAGTTACTACTGTGTAGTTCAATTCTTGGAGCACTTGTTTATAAAGTGCTCCAATTCCCATTCCAATAACTAAAGCTTTCATGTTTATATAATAACATGAAAGCTTCGATATTACAAGTTAAAAATCTACCTTAAGACCAATTGTGCCAACTGCGGCAGTGTAATCTTTTCCCTTATCAAAACCAATAGTGGCATTTAAAAATACACCCTTATCAATTTCAGTTTTGGCAACTACTTTAATACCGCCTACTGTTTTGAAATCTTTAGTCTGAGTGACTTTAGTTTCAAAACTGATATTGTTGTCTAAATCATATTTTACACCAATATAAGGATTAACACTAGTTGATGATTTAGCAGGAATAGTTGATAGTAATGAACTACCCATCTCAACAACATTATTAATTTGACTTTGATTTACAGTAGCACCAATTAATGGTCGGAAGCCATAATAAGTGTCTGCTGTATAAACAGTTAAATCAGCATAATATGTATTCTGTTTGAACTTGGCACTGTTATATAATGCAAATAGTGGGATTGATGTTGTGCCATTATAACTGCTAGTGCCAGCACCTACTGAAGCCTTAATCCAAAAATCTTCCTGTTTGCTTAGAATATATCCAGTTACATTATAATCAGTGACATCAACTGTTGCTCCAGTTAATCCACCACTCTTTCCAGCTACATATGAGCCAGCAACACCAAATGAATTGTTTTCAACAGTCCATTGGTAACCTGCTGTTAGTCCACCTTTTGACATACTACCAGCAGTTTTGTAGTAACCTGCTGTTGGGTCTGCCCAAGCTCCATCCTTTTGACTTAATGCATCAACTAAGAATGGATTGGTATTTTTTATTTTTACAGCATCACTATATCCAGTAGAACTAACACTCTTAACAACATTATTACTAGTTTGTGTATAAGTGTCACTGTTAACAGCACTGCTGACATTTTGATAGATTGTGTTACTTACATCAACTGAGGTTCCCTGTGTCACACTAGTAACTGCGCCTGCTCCATTTTTATTTGTTGTAGTTGGAGTGTGTGTAGATACAGTAGTAATTGGAGTGGTCACCACAGTTGTGGTTGTTGCGGGATGATCTGTTATAACTGTAGTATTTTGATTGATATTTAACATCTTCCCTATTAAATTTTTAGTATAACTGATTATCGAGTTACTTGTAGTTGCCCAGTTTACAGTACTGCTTGATGTAGTAGCAACACCACTAACTGTATGAGTTGTGACAACATCAGTTGTTGTAGCAACATTTTGAACTGCTGGCTGTGTTGTATTTGAAGTTACTGCATTGTTAGTTGCAGTTGTAACCACAGGTGTGCCATTTGCAGTTGCAGTAGTTCCATCACTATAAGTTGTAACAGTAACTGGTGTTGTTGTAGTTGTAATGATAGTTGGAGTTGTTGTAGTTGAAGTTACTGTAAAGTAAGTTGTTACTACAGGATTACCATTAGCATCAACACTATTAACTAAATTAGTATTAGTCACGGTTGTTATAGTTGGTGTTCCAACTGCATTACTTGATGTTACAATTGGTGTTCCAGGAGCGGTACTTACTACGGTGGGACCACTTGCAGCATTATTAGGAGCACTACTACCGGCATTTGGAGCAATAGCACCGAATGGTGTAGTAAAGTTTAAAGTAGTTCCAACGTCCTTAGTAACAAATAAGATTGGGCTATTAGCTGTATCGCCTTGATTGAATACAGCAAAACCTAATGTGTACGTTCCATCAGCATTAGCAGTATAATTTGCTAACTGCCAGCCAGTTGCACCATAACTACCTGTTGAATAGTTACCTGTTCCTGGGCTAGTAAAACCAAGTAATGCAAATTCTTTATTGGTTCCATTAACAGTAGCAACTGTACCACCTGACTTGTTAACCAAACTGGTCATACTTCCATCATTAAATGGAACATAATCAGTTGATACATATTGCCATGCCATATGGAAAGTTTGACCATTTGTAAGTGTAATATCTTGTTTAATCCACGCAGCATTAGTAGCAGGTCCGCCTGAAGCACTAATAGCAGCAGCTAATTCTGTTTTACTGGCAGAACTTAATCCCAAATCAGCAGCCATTGCATCAAATGTGTTAATATTAGCACCACTAGTTACGGTGCTGTTAGTTGGCTGTAAGCTTGCCATATAAGTTCCTACTGGAGGTGTAACGGTCCAGCTATAACTGTTAGGAACACCAGCACCTTGTCCTTGTGTATTAAATCCAGTCATTCCAGTAACAACACTTACACCAACCCCTTGATTGGCATTATAAGTTGTGCTAGACTGTGTTCCTGTTCCGCCGCCAGCAGTCCATGGACCTAAAGTTCCAGTTGCAAAGTTAGTATTAGTAGTTGAACTTGTAATATTAGGAATAGTTGGAGTTGCTGCGGCATTTGCTTGAGCAGCAGTTTGACCGTTTGCTAGTGGAACTGTGGTTGCAGGAACATACGATTGTAGTTGAGCAACTGTTGGATTCTGTTGTGTGACTGTAAAACTAGCACTGCCACCAATTGGATAGCCTTGACCGGTGGTAATAAGTGTTCCCCACATGCCAGCACCGTTATAGAAAA